AGATGATTATTGGGATAAACGTGCGGATGAATGGTTAAAAGAAAAAGAACGAAAATTGAATGGCAAGTAAGTTTTACATAACTGGTGTTCGTAGAGGACTGGGTAAAGCATTAAGTACACGTAAGTCTTGGAACACAGTTGATTCTTTAGAAGAATGTGATGTATTCATTAATTGTAAACACCAAGATTTTGAACAAGTTGAATTGTTGTATAAAGCATCAGAACTTAATAAAAGAATAATTAATATCGGTTCTAATTCTTCAGATGGTATAAAACATTATCGAACAAAATATGCGGTGCAAAAATCTGCTCTCGATAAAGCAAATGAACAATTATTTTATCAAGGAGTGGATACCACTATTATTCGTTTTGGGTATTTTGATTCTCCACGTGTTGAACATATTAATCAACCAAAAATGTCTATTGAATATTGTATATCAGTAATCGATTGGATACTAGAACAATCGCACAGAGTAAAGGAAATAACAGTAATACCCAATGGCACTTAATGGTTGGTATATTCAGCGAGAGAACAGATCTAGCATAAGAAACTTCATAGAGAAGTGGCATTACTCTAAGTCTATAAACGGTTGTATTGCAGATTATTGTTACAGTCTAAGAAATCCAGACGGAACAATGATGGGTGCTTTATTCTATGGTCGGTTGGCAATGGCAAACCAGTGGAAAAGATTCGGTGACAGTATAGACGATGTTATAGAACTGAGAAGGTTGTGTTGTGTAGATGACACTCCAAGAAATGCCGAGAGTTTTCTTATAGGAAGATCTCTGAAGAAACTAGCAGAAGACTGGACAGGGAAAGTCGTCGTATCCTATGCAGACGCAGAGTTCGGACATGCTGGCACAATATACAAAGCATCAAACTTTGAATACTTGGGTCACCAAAAGGGTGCCAAAGTTATTGTTCACGGAGATAAGACTTATCACGATAAAGCAATAAGAACAAAGCATAAGGGTAAACTAAAACCATTTGCACAGAAACTAAAAAATGCACTTGATCTAGGTGAAGCATACTATAAAGATACCAAGGGTAAACACTGCTATACATATAAACTCAAACGAAAAAGCAGAGTCAAACCAACACCGACGCTAGAGGATATATTGGGTGCAAAGTGAATCGATCAATCTAGACATAACTAATAGATGTAGATTACAATGTCCAAAGTGCATGAGACAAACTTATCCCAACTTACATAAACGAGGGCGTGATATTTCTTTAGAAAACATTGAAAAAATATCAAAAGGTTTTAAAACGTTATTGTTCTGTGGTCAGATGGGAGATCCCATATATCATCCTAAATTTGATAAAATTATGGACATATGCAAAAACAATCAAGTTCAAATAAGCACTAATGGATCTGGAAAGTCTTCTAGTTGGTATAAAAAAATATATAAAATTAATCCTAACATAAGTTGGATATTTGGATTAGATGGTTTGCCAGAACAGAGTCGTATATATAGAGTTAACCAAGACGGACTAAAAGTATTTGAAAATATGAAAATGTTGTCTGGTATGGGAGGATTTGTAACTTGGCAGTATATAGTTTTTAGATACAACGAAAACAACCTAACGAAAGCAAAAACATTAGCAGATCAGTACAATATGAAATTTGTAGAAATACATTCCTCACGATGGAAATCAAATGACCCTCTCAGACCACTCAACAAACAATACTACAAAACTAGACCCACAGTGTCTAAAGGGATTTAGTTTTGCATATTCGGCAACTGGGTTTATACTGCCATGTTGTTATGCAGATAATGCTATTGTGTCTGATTTTGCAGAATTGATGACAGAAAACTTAAAACTAGATAACAATACAAATGTTGAAGATATTGTTTTATCAGACGAATGGATTAAATTCTACAACAGATTAAAAGAAAACAGTAATGATGTTCCTAGAGCATGTAAGTATTACTGTGGATCAAATTGGTCAACAAAGGACATTGTACATGGGTAAACGATCAGACTTCGAACGCAAACCGAGAGACTTCTATCCAACTCCGATAGAAGCAGTCGTACCACTCATATCCCATTTACCCAAGAAGGGATTGTTTGCAGAACCATGTGCAGGCGACGGTAGACTTATAAAACACATAGAAGAACTATCAAACCTAAAAGCATATTGGATGACTGACATAGAACCCCAAGTTGACTGGGTAGGTGAGTTCGATGTGTTTGACGCAGATGTATCAGCGTGTGATATCTGCATAACCAACCCACCTTGGGATAGAAAAATATTACATCCAATGATAGAACATCTGGCAGAACAAACCCCTACGTGGTTACTGTTCGATGCAGATTGGATGCACACCAAACAAGCAATGCAATACCTACCATTTTGTCGAAAGATAGTGAGTGTCGGTAGAGTAAAATGGTTTGGTGACACTAGCGGAAAAGATAATTGTTGTTGGTATTTGTTTTCAAAACAAAGAACAAACGATATAAAATTCTACGGTAGATAACTTTACAATACATATGAATTGTGGTATAATAACTGCATGTAACTATAGGAATCAGTATGGCAAAAATTAAAGAAGCACTCGCAAAAGTTGATAAAGTCGGGAAAGAAGACGATATAGACTCATATCGTCCAGAAGGTACAAAATTTAACATTGGTATTGTTGGCGACAACACATCTGCTAAAGCATTAGAATATGCATTTAGTAAACCACGTAATCGAGTTATACGTGCAGATGGAATAGATAACAAGATCGAAGATGTTATCGATGCCAATCCACAGATCATCTTTATCTGTACAGAAACAAAATTGACAGACGATGGCGTCGTCGATGCGGCAGAACTAGAAGATGCCACATTGAGATGTTTACAAAATACCGCATCTGGTATTACAATCAAAACATCTTTACCTACCGCATTAGTAGAACGTATCTGTGCAAGGAATGCACGTGTAGTCTACAATCCTAATTTACCTGTAGAAACAGATACCATTGAGGAAAGAATGGGTGTAAACCATCACATCTTTGGTGGTGCAAATAAGTCTACGATGGCAGTACAAGAGATCTACTATAGGTTCTCTTTGATCTCAATAGGTCAATCTGCACATCTATCACCAACCGAAGCATGTTTTGTTGAACAGGCAATATGTGGTTATATGGTTATGAAGAAGGTTTATTGGAATCAGTTATATGATTTGATTACACAGTTTGGTGGTGATTATCACACTGTTGCTACCCATATCGGTAGTGATAGACGTGTTGGACACTGGGGGTTGCGACAACCTAATTATGATTTAAGTCGGGGTGCAGATAACGATCATGTAAACCAACTCGTAAAAAACTTTATTAAATCTCACGACTCCTTGACTTTGTTGACAGAAGTTGATAAAATGAACCAATCGTATCGTGACAGGGAGAAAGTATAATATGTCAAGCATTATGGATAAATTGAAGAAGAACTCAAAACTCAAACACACAAATGTGTTGTCAGAGTCTTCGTTCTTTGTTGAGAAAGATCAGATACCTACAGACGTTCCTATGATGAACGTTGCATTGTCTGGGTCTATTAAAGGTGGACTATCGCAAGGACTTATTGTTCTGGCGGGTCCTAGTAAACATTTTAAAACATCTTTTGCGTTGATGATGGCAAGTGCCTATCTGAAACAAAAGAAAGACGCGGTGATGTTATTCTATGATTCCGAGTTTGGATCACCACAAGCGTATTTCGAACAGTTTGGTATTGACACTGACAGAGTGATGCACACTCCTATTACCAATGTCGAAGAACTCAAATTCGATATCGTTGCTCAGTTAGAAGAACTCGACGCAAAAGATGATGTTATTATTGTTATCGATTCAGTCGGTAACCTTGCGTCCAAGAAAGAGATCGAAGATGCACAGAACGAAAAGTCTGTTGCAGATATGTCTCGTGCAAAAGCATTCAAGAGTTTGTTCCGTATGGTTACACCATATCTAAACATGAAGAACATTCCATTGATTGCAGTCAATCACACATACAAAGAGATCGGATTGTTTCCAAAGGATATCGTATCTGGTGGTACAGGTATTTACTACTCTGCCGATCACGTATGGATCGTAGGACGTAGACAGAACAAGACAGGAACAGAAGTGACAGGGTATGACTTTGTTATCAATGTGGATAAGTCTCGTTATGTCAAAGAGAAGTCTAAGATACCTATCTCAGTGTCATGGGAAGGTGGTGTCGAGAAATGGTCAGGACTCCTAGAAGTCGCACTGGCAGGTCAATATGTTGCTAAACCATCCAATGGTTGGTATTGTCGCGTAGACAAGGAAACTGGAGAACTCCTAGATCCTAAATATCGCGAGAAGGATACCAAGTCAGAAGAGTTTTGGAATCCAGTGTTTGAGAACTCAGACTTTGAGGACTTTATCAAGAAACAATATACGATTGGACATAAGTCTCTCGTAGAGATGGATGAGATTGCTACCGAAGAATGAAAGAAAATGTCGATTACGAATTAGTTCCAGATGGAGATAATGATCATTGGCATGTAAGATTTCTTGAAGGTGAGTTTCCCGAAACGGTTATCAAGTATGGTGCTATTGCGCTAGACGAGAAGACTGAGGATATCAGGTGGAACTTTGAAATCGTTTCAAGTCCAGATTCTTTTCTAACAACTGAAAATACCTCTTTACAAACGTTCGCTGGTGATGTATTATATGAGATAATGCAATCATCTGATTCTAAGGATAAGAATGACACAAAATCTTAATCAACTTGTTATACGTAATATTCTGAATAATGAAGAATACACACGTCGTGTGATACCGTTTATACAACCAGAATACTTTGAAGGTGTGTATGCACCACTGTTCAAACAGATTGCAAAGTATATGCACAAGTATAATGTGTTACCAACTATTGATGCGTTCAAGGTGCAACTTGACGAAACGGACTCCCTCTCCGATGAACAGTTTAGGCATGCTCAAGAAGTATTGCCCGAACTGTTCAAAGGGGATGAGTCGGATCTAACTTGGTTACTTGATACTACAGAACAATGGTGTCAGGATCGTGCGTTGTTCAATGCAGTGATGGAGTCTATAACCATCATTGAGGGTAAACACAAAGACTTGAGTAAGAATGCACTTCCAGAAGTGTTGCAGAAAGCACTGTCAGTCACGTTTGATACAAACGTCGGTCACGACTATATCGATGCGGCAACAGAACGATATGATTTCTATCATAGAACAGAAGAACGTATTCCATTTGACCTAGACTATTTCAACAAGATAACCAAGGGTGGGGTGCCCAAGAAAACACTCAACATTGCACTTGCTGGCACAGGTGTCGGTAAATCATTGTTCATGTGTCATTGTGCGGCATCTAATCTTACAGACAACAAGAACGTCTTGTATATCACTATGGAGATGGCAGAGGAACGTATCGCAGAACGGATCGATGCCAACCTATTGAACATACCCATAGACCAGATAGAAAACCTTTCGAAGAACCTATTCTCTGAGAAGGTAAATGAAATCAAAACAAAAACAAACGGTAAACTTATCATCAAAGAATATCCGACAGGTGCGGCAAACGTCAATCACTTTCGGGCATTGTTGAATGAGTTGAAACTGAAGAAATCGTTTGTGCCAGATGTCATCTATATTGACTACCTAAATATATGCTCATCATCTAGAATGAAAGCAATGGGAGGGTCAATCAATTCATACACATACATCAAAGCAATCGCAGAAGAAATGCGTGGACTTGCAGTCGAGTTTGACATACCGATCTTCTCTGCAACGCAGACGACGAGGAGTGGTTTCTCTTCAAGCGATCCTGGGTTGGAAGACACAAGTGAGTCTTTTGGATTACCCGCAACTGCCGATTTTATGTTCGCATTGGTATCATCTGAGGAACTGGATCAACTAGGACAGATAATGGTCAAACAGTTGAAGAACAGATACAACGACTTGAACAACTATAAACGTTTTGTTGTTGGGGTAGACAGATCTAAGATGCGACTGGTTGACGCAGACGAGAACCAACAGAATCTAGTAGAAGATAAACCTGCAT